AGGTGCCGGCGTCGCACTGTCCAAGGTTCACGCCGGCACCAACATCACCAATCACATTGAAAGGAAAACAAGTGATGTCAGGACACAAGATTACCGGAATCCACGCCATCGGCGTCGAGATCCCGAAGGGAATGTCATTCAAGGAGCTCATGGAGCAGCTGCTTGAGGGAGGAGAGGCTGAGTTGGAGAAGGAGTTGGACGAGGAGACGCGCCAGCCGGAAACCGGCAAGTGCGATTGTCCGGCGTGCGATCCAGACAAGGACACCGTGGAGAAAAGATTGTTCCATCCGGTCGATCAGTGGCAGCACGCCGTCGATGTGGCCAGTGACGTGCATGACGCGGCCGGCTCTCTCGAACACGCGCTGTTCGAGCTGGGTGAGAACCAGTTGGCGTTCGATGCGTCGATGATCCTCAGCCAGTCGCTGACCCTGCTGCGTGACATCCAACGCAAGCGCAAGGAGGTTGCGGAATGAGCATCGAAGCATTGCGCAAAAAGAAGCGTATGCGCCGACCCCGGCCGAGGTTAACGGACGGGCAGAAATCGGCCGTGTTGCTGGCTCTCACGTTCGCTGAGGGGTGGCTGGTCGGTTTCGCCGGCACGCACAGTCGCATCCCCAGCCCGGTCGGCACGCCGCAGTGGATGATAACCGGCTCGCTCGCATTGGCGGTCGTATTGCCGCTCATGTTCGTGGGAATCCTGTTGAAGTGGGGTGGCGATGGAACAGCCAAGTGAGTTCACGCTCTGTCTGCCGGGCGACCCGGTGCCGAAGGGGCGTCCCCGCGTCTACAACGGGCACGCGATGACCCCGAAACGCACCGTCAGGGCGGAGGAACGCCTGTTCGCCGAATTCCGGTTGAAATACCCGCAGGCGAAACCATACCAGTGCCCGGTCAGGTTGGAGGCCGAATTCTGGATGTCCCATAGGGGCAGGCCGGATCTCGACAACCTTTTGAAGCTGGTTTTGGACTCGTTGAACGGCGTCGCCTACGTGGATGACGCGCAGGTCGTCGAAAGCCACGCCAGCAAACGGATGCCCGACCTATGGGTCTACGGGTCGAAGGGCCGCTACCGGAAGCGCAAGAGCGGCGACCCGTACACGTGTTGCGGGCATGAGTACGAGCCGCACCTCTATATCAGTATCAAACCGCTCCCGGAATGGGAGCCGGAGGAAAGGAGACAATCATGAAGCAGCCGAAGATGATACAGGAGACGTTGATCGATGACGAGGACCTGTCCGCGGACATCGCCGACCTCGTGCCGGTCTCCTCGAAAATCACGGATGCGGCCGCGACCTACATCGGCAAGGTGTCGAAGAAGTTCGGCGACGAGACGATTGCCGGCGACAAGCTGCGAATCCTGAACAAGACCAGCGAGCTGGCGCAGGAGGTCGTGAAGGCCGGTGCGGCGATCAACCGGCTGCTGCGCAACCCGCGTCAGGCGATGGCCGAACTTGTGGAGGCCGAAGTCAAGCAGCGTGAGCTTGAAAGGCTGGCGGCCCGACCGCCGAAGCATAGGCGTCGCATTCCACGCAACCCACGTTTCCATGGGACCCAGTGCCATGCCTGACCGGCGTCTCTATATGCCGCGTTGCAGGACATGCGGTCCGCTCGGCAGGCCCACCGGCCTGGACGAGGCGGTCACCTGCTGCAACCGGCATACGAATCAGACCAAACATCAGACGGCGTGGTATCCCACCCACGCCCAGATCATCGTGAAAGGCAAATCAAATGACTGCGAATGAAGTATTGCCCCCCGATTTCAAGGAAGTCGAAACCAAGAATCCCGACGAGGGGTTGCGCCAAGGCCTATTCGAAGCTCAGGCGGCGCGCATCGTCGAATTGCAGGCCGAGATCGCCATCCGCCAGGAGGAGGTCGACGAGCTGAAGGCCCGTATCCTCGACTCGCATCCGGTCGGCACCTACCAGGCCGGCAATCTGAAGGTGCAGGTCAAGCCGGGCGCGCGCCGCATCAACGCCGGCACGTTCGAAAAAGCCTATCCTGCCACCAAGTATCCCGGAGCTTACCAGTTGCGGCCGCGGCCGCTCAGCCAGTTGGAGAAGCTGCTGTCGGCGGACGCGGTGGCCGATTACGCGATGAGCGGCAAGCCTATGGTGGTGGTCTCATGAGCGCGGAACTGTCCAGCCTGGGCATCGCCCAGATCGTGGAAAGCGTTATCGCCGACTACGACCTGCGTGACGAGGACGGCAACGAGCTGACCGACGACCTGTACGTCATCCGTTCCGAGCAGCTCGACGAGCTGGGCCTCACCGTCGCCAGACGCATCCACAAGGCCATACGCGAACTGGAGACGCAAGGCAAGACCGGCTTCCCCGTGCATTCGATGGCCTTCGGCAGCATGCCGGTAACCATCGCGAAGGACGGCGACCGCACCTACACGCTGCGCTTCGACAATTCGGACGAGGCGGTGGCCATCACACGGCTCAGCCGGACCGCACTCACGGACATCAAGAAACAGATCAACGAGTTTTTGAAGGAGGTGAAGAACCATGAGCATGAATGACGCCATTCTCGCCGTCGCACAAGCCCAACAGCAGGGTGACGCGATACCCGTCGACGTGCCGCCCATGACGCAGGCCGGCGTTTTATTCGCCGAACCGCCGGAACCGCCGGCCACAAGCGTGGACACCTATGAGGAGCCGCGCCTGTGGCCGGAGATCCGCATGATGATCGAAACCAACATCCGCGACCAGCCGAGAGAGAAGCAGACGGAGATAGGCCCGTCCGAATTGGGCTCCGACTGCCTGCACTGCCTAGCCGCCAAGCTCGCCGGATGGCACCAATCGCGTAAAACGTCATGGCTGTCGTTCATCGGCACCTGCGTGCACGCGCGGTTCGAGGAATGGTTCAACGCCGACCAGCAGACCATCTCCGACGTGATAAACGCGGAAAACCTCATCGAGGGACACCTCGACGACATGAGGCGACTGAAGCGGTTCCAAGCCGAGATGCGCGTCAAGGTCGGTAGCCTGTCCGGCCTGTACGGCGGCACCGAACTGCACGGCAGCATCGACCTGTACGACCGTAAAACGCGCAGCACGGTGGATTGGAAGATCACCGGCGACACCACCATGAGAGCGGCGAAGGCCAGCGGGCCAAGCCAGCAATACCGCGTGCAAGCCAGCCTCTACGGCATCGGCCTGGAAAACGCGGGCGAGAAATGCGAGCGCAACTGCATCTTCATGCTGCCCAGGAACAAAACCAGTCTCGACGACGCCTATGCGTGGGAGGTCCCGTTCGACCCGAAGCCCGGCCGGTGGGCCATGAGCCGCGCCCAACTGCTCATCAATTTGATGGACTGCATCGAACTCGCCGACGGGCCGGAAGTGCGCGACGCATGGATTCATTCGCTGCCCACGTCGCCATCGCATTGCTTCCAATGCGGCAGCTGGCCAGACGACCAACTAGGCGAACTCTCGGAGTTGAACGCCTCAATGTACCCGGACGTACCCGCCAAATGGGAAACGCTCAAACAACTGCTCCAACCAACATACGAAGGATGAGAAACCATGTACGGAAACCAGAACCAATACCAGCAGCAGAACGGCTTCCAGCAGCCGCAGCAGGCGGCGTCGCCCGTGGAGATGAGCCTTGATTCGGTGATGCAGGGCGGTTCGCCAGGCCTGTTCGACAAGAACGACCCGGTGGGCACCAGCCATCAGGGCGAGATCACCGGAATCGAGGCGCAGCAGCAGACCGACTTCCAGACCGGAGCCCCATTGTTCTATCCGAACGGCAATCCAAAGCCGCAGGTCGTCATCCACCTGAAGACCGGTCTGCGCAACCCGGAGCGCAACTACGACGACGGAGTTCGTGTCTTCTACTGCAAGGGCTATTCGATTCCGAATCTTCGTGCGGCGAGCCAGCAGGCCGGCGTGGGCAACTTCCCGCGCGTCGGCGACACCATCCGCATCACGTTCAGCGAGACCAAGCCAAGCCAGACGCGAGGCTTCGCCGACGCGAAGATCTACAGCTTCCAGATCACCCCCGGCAACCCGAACAAGGCCGGTCTGGAACAGGCGATGTCCGACCCATACGCCGGCCAGCAGCCCAACGCCATGCCACAGACCACACAGAGCTATGCCCCAGCGCCGCAGCAGCCTGCACAGGCGGCCTCGCAGCCTGTGACTGCGCAGCAGGCGACGCAGATCCTCCAGCTGAAGGCCATCGGCAAGACCCCCCAGGACATCGCGGGCATGATGGGTCTCACCCTGGAACAGGTGCTTGCCGTCGGGCAATCGTCGCAGCAGGGCGGCCAACAGCCGGAACCGGAGTTCTGACTGGTTCGAACGTAACCGCAACGTAACAGGCGTAACCGCATGGCGGATAAACCACGGGCGGTTACGTAACCGTACGTAACCGGTTACGTAACTTGTTACGCAGTGGTTACACACCAACGTAACCGTCAAAAACCAACAATTCCAAGGCCTTAACCGTTACAAGTTACACAGTTACAAAAAACATGTAATAAATATGTTTTCTCCTATATATCTATATATTGTGTGTTTTTGTTTATAGGGCGTAATGCGTAACAGTTAGGGCCGGCTATCCAAGGAAGGAAGATATGGCCGGCCAATACGATGATTACAGGCCTATCCCGGCTGAGGATCTGCCGGCGAAATACGCCGGCTGCTTCAAACTGCTCGAACTCGTCTTCGCACCACCGAACGATTTCGACCGCGTGATGACCATCACCGGGCAATCGCTCCAACTGATCACCGACGGTGATGACAACGGCAAACGCGGCAAAACCTTGGTCATGCACGCCGGATACCAGAAAGCCATTTGGGAACTCCGGGAAGGCCATCTGCGCTACTGCCCGTCACAGCAGCGACTCTGGCGCAGAGACCCGGACATCGAAGACCATCCGGGAGAACGCCGCCTGCTCAATAGCTGGCACCCGGTCAAAAGCATCGAGGACGAATACCACATCGGCGAGCGCAGCAACGACCGGAACCGCAACTATGCGGTGAGCAGCACCATCATGCGCGAAGCTAAGCGAGCACAATGGTTCCGTCAGGTTGAACGCGGAGTGCGCATCGACCCGTGCGTGTGGTATCGCAAGGATGGGCATGTGGTCTGTATTCGGGGCGACACCGATATGGCTGTGACCCAGACGTTCGATCCGCGGAACATGGGCAACCAAGTGGTGGAGCAAGCCAAACGAATCTGCGAATGGCTGACCGTTGACGGTAAGTCGTGCGCGAACCTGTTGCGCATGTTCGCCACCCCGTGGCTCGAACCGTACAAGCAGTTGAGTTTTGTTTTGTCGGGTCATGGTGGCGATGGAAAGACGTTGCTGCTGTCGAACGCGGTGCAGCGCGTGCTGGGTGATCGCAAGTCGTTCTCGGCGTTCAAGACCACCGGTTATTGCGACAGCGGGTTCTCGCTGAATCGTGAGTCGATGAACGACATGATGGCTGGCATGGCGTTCGCCTATGACGACGAGGCCGGCGAAGTGACCGAGCGTATGCTTTCCCTGCTGCGCGCGCTGTCCACCGGGGCGACGATGAGCGCCCGCGTGGTTGGAGGCAAGTATTATTCGATGACGCCGACGGCGACCATTGTGATTCTGACCAACATGCCGTTCGCCGATTCCAGCGAACCATCGGACAAACGCAGGTTCATCAAGGTGGAGATGCACCCGTCTGAGGGACGCTCATACGAGCAGTATCATGCCATCGAGCTGTTTATCCGCGAGCATCCTGCGGCGCTCTATGCGGCGTCGTGCCGCCTGTGGGAGCAGGGTGACGAACCGGAGATGGTGAATCTCAGCCCGGCGCGTGCCATCAGCGACGAGATGTATTGGCTTATCACCGAGATTCTGACCAACGAGGAAAAGTGCGGGCAGCTCGTCGCCTCGCGCGACGCCTACCGTAACGAATTCCATAAGCCGATACCGGGCGACGTCATGTCATTGCTTGGCCTGGCAAATGGCATCACGAAAGTGTGGGGTGGTCAGAAGCGTGTTGTTCGCGTCCAGGACGAGTCACGGTTCGACGTGTACCGTCAGGCCGTCAAGGCTGAGGAAGGCGACGATGGCTCGCCGGTAACCCCCGAGCCTCCGTTGCCGTTGGAGCTTGACTCGCAGCTGCCGCCCTCATTGTTCGGTTTCGAGTGCGACTATGTGCCGGCCAATCCCGACAAGAGCGCGTTCAACTGGAAGAAGCTCGCGCTCGACCCCAATGTGGACACCAGTCAGGTGCCCGCCAACGTGGAGGCGTATGCGGTGGTTCCCGCGCCGGGATTCATGGTCATCGACATGGACATGAGCAAAACCAGTGGCGATGACGGGTGGACCGTGCTCAACCGGCAGGTTGGCCGGTACGGCACCCCGGCGTTCCCCTCGACCTATCTCGTGCGCACCCCCTCCGGAGGACTGCACGCCTACTACCGACTGCCCGAGGCATTGCGCGGCAAGGTGAAGAACGCCGTCCACCTGAAGACCAGCGAATACCCCGACGGCATTCCCGTGGATTTGCGCGTGGAACGCAAGGGATACGTCATCGGAGCGGGAAGCACCGTGAACGAGGGCGACTACCGCGTATGCGACCTCCCCGGAGACGATGGCATACCCGAGGCCAGTCGTGAGATCTGTCGGTGGCTCGAATCCATTGGCAGCATCGAAGGAACCGAACCAAAACAACTCCGGCCTTCGACTCAACGCTCGCAATTGCCCGCGGCTTCGCGTGAGCCTATCCGGCTCAGCCTCGCCCAGGTCATGGACGACGACGATAAACAGCCGCGCCGCGAACCACGCCCCGACATGACCCCAGTGCCCGAGGGGCAGCGCAACCAGACGCTGCACGACTGGGCCTACGGGCGGGCCGCAAACCATCCCGACAACCTGCGTCAAATCGAAGCCGACCTATACGAGCGCGGCCATGCCAGCGGTTTGAAGGACAACGAACTGGCGACCATCTGGAAATCAATCACACGACAACTCGGAAAGGAATAACCCATGAAACACCCCAAACTGTTCTTCGGAAATATGGTCATTGCCATATCCATGTGCGTGCCGCTGCTTGCGTTTGCAGGATGCGACCCGCACGGCCCCGGCTGCTACTACCGTTGCCCAATCTGCAGCCAATGGTGGTGCTACGACCCACGAACCGAATTATGGGAGCCGGTTAGCACTCTCGTAATGTTCCTTTCACACCACTCCGTATGGAAACAGGAACATGAGCACAGGAAGGCGAATCATGGCCGAACCGATTGACGTCATCCAGCAGGCGCTCAACGCATTGGCGGTAGCGGGCTTGGGCAATGACAGCCCGGCCGAGGCGTTCGTCATCGGCTACCAGGCCGGATGGCAGCAGGCAATCGACCTGTGCATCGAAATCGAAACACAACTCAACAAGGAGGATCTCAAAAATGCGCAGGCATGAGAAATGGAGCGTGGAGTCCACCATCGAGCTCGCTTTCGTCATCGTCAGCGTCATCATCGGCGGGATGGTGCTGGCCGTCATCAGCATCACCGCCGCCGCTACCATAAACCCGACGCCGGAACAGACCATCATCCAGAAAGTCGAAACCACCGGTGACGTCAAACGTCTATGCGTCGAAGCTCGCACCGGCGAACACATCGAAGCCATGAGCTGCGAGCTTATCGACCAGCAATCAGGAGGCGTCATGCGATGAGCGACGGCAAGCGGAGGGCCAGTGAGCGCAAACCATCCTGGCTTCGCGCGTTCGTTCCGAAATCGAGCCCCCTTGTGGTCACTGTCTGCGAGGGGTGCGGCCTGTACGTCATCGAGGATCGGGAAACCGTGTGGGAGTCGTGGGATTACGGGTGTGTGGCGGGTGACGACCTGACCGTGGCGATAATCCTCGGCCGGCCGTTGACCCGCGTCACGTGGCTTCCCTCCGTCGGCCACCCGCTGCTCCGTAGCACCTGCGGAGATGCAGGCATCAGACCGGACGGCCAGTATCTGGCCATGCACATGTGTCATCTCGCCCGGATAAGCGTCAAACCGTTCAAACCGCCGAAACGGGAACGCCCGCCAGGCAAGCCATGGGGCGGGCCGAAACTGTCGAAGCAGGAGATAGCCGAATTCAAACGCATATGGAATATGCCATACAGCCGGCTCAAATACGAGAAAGCCCCAACCATGGTCGGCCAGGGCGATGAGAAGCAAACATTATTCTAGCCGACCAGCCGGAAGGGGCCAACGTGAACTGCCAGAACTGCAAAACGATAACCGAAGGGGGATATTCACTGTGCGAGACGTGCGAACTGCGTTTCGCCGGCACGCTCCTGCGACTGGCGCGCGACGTCACGCCGTTGCATGACTCGTTGGACGCGACCCTGCATCCGGGCGGGCATTCGCCCACGCGAATCCAGACGGCCACTCCCCCGACTCCAATCAGGCTCGACGTGCTCGATCTGATCGACATGCTCGACGCCACGGCCCGTGAACTATGGCGTTGCCTCGACGGCATCGACGCCTTGGACTGGCGCAAAGACAAACGCAACGAGGATCTGAAGGCCACGCTCATCGCATGCGCAGGCCACCCCAGGCTCGCCACGTTCGCGGACGCGGGCTTCTACATGCACGTCGTTGACGGCATCGCCCGCAAAGTCGATGCTGCGCTGGACCCGCCGGAGCAACGCCGCGAGATAGGAACCTGCGAACTATGCGAGACCATGCTCACCGCAGGCCCCAGTGACCAGTGGGTCACCTGCCCCGTGTGCGGGAGGGAACAGCGAGCGCAGACGGTTAAACTGTGTAGGCTCAAGACGTTGTGTTGGGATGATTCCAGGCGCGGGTCTGCGGCCGAGATAGCCAAGGCGTTCACGGACGCGGGGATCACGCTCAAACGCAACACCGTCAACGTGTGGCGCAAACGCGGCAAACTCGATGTCACACCGGAGGGAATCGCCTACAGCAGCGTCTACAGGCTTGCCATCAGCGGCGAACCCGTGGACGAGCTGCCGGACGAAAAGGCCAAACCGTCCGACGAACTTGACAAATGACTGACTGTCACCGATGATTGCAATGGCAGAAGTGTCGAAAAACCCAGCTCACGTGGCTGGGTTTTCGTGTATCTGCCCACATTGCATGGGCTGAGAGTACTCCGCCGGCAGCGTCCAAAGCTCCGGTGCTAGTCAGCCCGCCACGGCTTGCGTACGGTAGAGGCCTAACCGGTCGCGCTGGGATAGCGTGACAGCCAGCAAACACGACAACTGGATCGCGAATTCGAATCCCGTCCAAGCCACCGAACACATCACAGTCCGACAAGGAGCGTCGCATGGCACAGCCCATCAACATCGATATCGACGAGCAATGGATCCGTGACCGGTTCGCGAACATGCTCATCGACATGGCCGAGGAACTCAGCCCCGGAATCACTACGGATGCTCCTTTACTTTCCAAGCGAGTGGAAGGTGGATGCGACATTGGCTCCGTCTGCTGTCCATCAATTACGGGGCCGATGATCGCCAGTGGAAGACCTAAGTGAAGATGTCTCGCAATCCCATCCAGGAAACACCTGTTCAAACGTCACCGACTGTTTGATGAACCGTCTGACGATACCCACGACCTTCTTCTTGACCTCGGTTTCGTCCGCGATGCCGTAAAAGCAATGACACATCTCCTCCATGACCGCAAAGCAGGGGATGTCCGGATCATTATCGGCGATCTCACGCCATTGACGCAGCGGGAACACAAGCATTGATTTCGTCATGCCCAATTCATCGCCGTCGAGCGACATCGACAGGGTGAAACCGGGAATGAATGCCAGAAGCGCCCGATTGCGAATGACGGGTTTCTCGTAGGCGAATTGCTGCGCCATGACCGTCAGGGCAAGGTTGATCGCCTTAGTTTCGTAATCCCGTAACTTCGCGGTGCACCGAACGTCGATGCGGTCGGCGAGACTCTCCGGCACAACGATTCCCTCCGTCGTCGGCATAGCGCCTTTAATTTTCATGATGCTCCTTCCTTGGCCTTCCACCGCCGACGCCGCGTCCGGGACGCTGCGCGTTCCACTTGTCTATCGTCTCCGGGAGCCAGCCGCGAGTGCGGCCTATGGTCGCGTCGGGTTCGGGGAGTTTGAGGTTGAGCAGGCCGCCGCTGGTGATGCCGAGGCGTTCGGCGACCTGCTTGACGCCGAGATATTCAGTCGTCATTGTCGCCCCTTCTGTCCATGAGGAGTGTGGCGATGCTCCAGATGCCCGCGGCGAGTCCGAACAGTCCGGCCTGCCATGGTTTTCCGGCGAAGCCGAGCGTAGCCGACGTCAGGCCGCATATGATGCCGCATGCCGCGAATATGGTGCTTGTCTTCATAGTGGTCATGAAATAGGATGGAACCGGAGGGTTCCGGGCAATAGGAGTGCTCGGAACCCTCTTGTCATCTGCCGTGCCTAGGCGGCCTTCTGAGCGAGATGACCAGCGCCGCCAGTGCGATGATGTTGCTCACCACCGAGCTGATGGCGCTTACGATGTCCGTCCATTTCATGTTCACCTCCTTTCATTGGGCGATATAACTATAGTAACATAATATCTATAGTTTTGCAAGTCGAATGAACGCAACATGCCGAAAGGTAGACGATTCATGGTCGGACGGACACGCAAGACCACACGCCAATTCGAGAAGGACAAGGCCGTATTCTTCGCCCAATGCAAGGCGAGCCATGCAGTCTGCTGGCTCTGCGGAATGCCCATCGACTACGAGTCGACGAAGAACACGAGCGATGACTCATTCAATCTGGATCACCTCTATCCCGTCTCGAAGCACCCCGAACTCCAATTCGACCCAGCAGGCTTCAAACCAAGCCATACCAGCTGCAACAGACTCAGAAGCAACCAAGACCCACCAACACCAATCGGCACACTCTCAAGGCCATGGATAACAACAGCATGAGCAAGGAGGCAATGATGCTACAGCAGCCAGCCACACTAGAGCTCACCGCCGCAATCAACGACAAGACATTCCCAATCGGCTCATTCACCGTCAACATCCCAATCAACGTCACCCACAACGAAGTCAACACCGACAAAGTCGGAGACACATACACCACACTCATCACACCCAAGCCACCAAACACAGACGAACTCATCACACGATTCACAAACGCAATCAAAGCATTCAAAACAGCATTCGAAACCAACCCCGACGGGATAGGGGCGGTGAAATCCTGAAAACCAACGAAGAACGCAAGACGTCCCGCGTGGTTGCTCTTCCTCTCCCCGACGGACGAAATTGACCGGGGGTCGCGCGCGCGATTGCAGATTCGAGGTGAAGCATGTCGGTGAAATTCCCGAGTCATAATGTGGCGGATGCTTTGGAGCGCTCATTGAAGAACGCCGATGGGCTGAAGGCCGTGAATTCCGCAGTGGTCGCGGCCGCCCGCGTACTGGCTGTTCGGATTGACTTCCTGAGTGTCACCGGATTCGTTGACGAGAACGGGAAGATCGACAATGTGACTCTGCCGACTTTCCTGAAATACTGCCAGTCTCTCGGATTGACCTTGGACGCTCCAGCGAAGGTCGGGCGTCCGGCCAGGCAGAAGCCCGAAGTCAGGGCTGAGGAAGCGAAGAGCGACAAGGTTATCGCGATGGATGATTTCATGAAGCGTTTCGGCTGATTGGAGGGTCTGATGGCGTCGGAAGATTTGAGTGTTTTCGGTGCCATTGATGATGAGAGGCATGGCGTGACCTTGCCGCGTATCTTCACGCCGCCACTCAGGCCGTTGACCAAGGAGACCTCGAATGGTTTCGCGGTGATCGCGTTCGCGGAGATCATGCTGCACGTGCATTTGTATCCGTGGCAGCAGTGGCTGCTCGTCCATGCGCTTGAACTGCTTGAGGATGGTTCGTATCGTTTCCGCAAGGTGATTGTGCTTGTCGCCCGCCAGAACGGCAAGACCACGCTGATGGGCGTTCTGGCCGCATGGTGGCTGTTCGTGGACTCCAACAAGCATCCCGACCGAGTGCCGCCGGTGAAGTTCCTCGTGGTCGGTGCCGCGCAGACGCTGGACAATGCGAAAGGCCCGTACAATCAGGTCAAGGAATGGTGCAATCCTGCTCCGGCGACCGATGAGGAAGAGGATCTGGTGATTCCCGATCTCGCCGCGATGACGCAGAAATTCGTCAACACGAACGGCGAGGAAGCGATCATCACCCGCTCGAAAGCCCGGTATATCGTCCGCGCGGACAAGAACATTCGAGCGAAGAGCGCTGCCCGTGTGGTGTTCGATGAGCTTCGTGAACAGCATAATGACGATGGCTGGAATGCCGTCAGTCAGACCACGAAGGCAGTCTGGTCGAGCCAGTTGTGGGGCATTTCGAACGCTGGCGACTATCGTAGCGTCGCGCTTCGCAAGCAGGTGGACAAGGGCCGCAAGCTTGTTGACGAGTGGACTCGTCTGAGCGCCGACGGTGGCAATCCGGCCGCCGTGTTCCTGTCCGGCGAGCAGGATGGCTCTTTCGGCTATTTCGAGTGGAGCGCTCCGGACAAGTGTCCGGTGGATGATGCCGACGCCATCCGTCAGGCGAATCCGTCGCTCGGCTATGGGCCGATGACCGTCATGTCGGTTCGGTCCGACATTGATGGCATGACCGAGGCCGCTTTCCGTACCGAGGTCCTGTGCCAGTGGGTCACGGCTGACATCATTCCTTTCATCAACCCGAAAATGTGGGCCAGTGGCATCGACTCGCGTTCCACGATCCCAGACGATAGTCGTGTCGTCCTGTCCGCGGACACGAGCGCGGACAGGAAGACCACGTATGTGGCCGCTGCCGGAATGCGTGCGGACGGGTTGCCGCACGTGGAGCTGATAGCTCGCCGTGACGGCATGCTGTGGGTGCCGCACTTTTTGGATTTGCTTCGTGAGAGCTGGCCGGGCATTTGTGAGATTGCGGTGCAGTCGAAGGGTTGTCCGGCAGTCGATTTCATCGACCCTTTGACTGAAAAAGGTTGGACGGTGCATCTCATCGAAGGATTCCGTCTGGGCGCGTGCTGTGGCCGTTTCCTGGACCGTGTGCGCGAGGGCAAGCTGCGGCACCTTCCGCAGCCCGCCATCGAACAGCAGGTTTCCGTGGCCGTGTCCCGGCGTCTTGGCGAGGTCGAGGTGTGGGACAGGACGAAATCAGCATTGCAGATTTCCGGCTTGGTGGCCGAATCGCAGGCATTGTATGCGCTTGAGACCATGCAGGTCGAAGCGGAAACACCGAAATACGCGCCGAGCGTGACCCATTTCGCAGTCGTGTGACCCAGTGAGGAGGTTTCATGGGGTTCTTTTCCAGATGGCTCAAGAAAAGCCCGGTATCCGTGGCCCAGAAGTTCTCCGAATCGCCAGTCAACATTTCGCAGGTCGCGCAGTTGCCAATCGACTGGTTCGGCGCCGGAGTCTACGAGCGAGAGGCGGCGGTGCGTACCGTCATCGACCATATCGCGCGGAACATCGCCAGCATGCCGTTCAAGGTCTACACTCGCCAGCCTGACGGTGACCGTGTGGAGGACACGACAAGCCATTTGGCGCAGTTGATGGCAAAGCCGAGCGTTCTCCCTGGCATGACACGCTACCGATTCTTCTACTCGCTGCTCTGCGATGGCCTGCTCAATGACCGATGGCTTTGCCTGCTCGATGCCGACAAGCAGTCCGGTCGATTATGGTTGCGGCGTATTCCGGTGCAGAATTTCACGCTTTCCGGCAACACTCTTGATGAGATTACCGGCGTGCAGATCAGTACCGGCCAGCCGGAAGGAAGCCAGTATTTCAAGCTTCCCGACCCGCAGATTCTGCTGGACGTTGGCTACAGCACGTCCGGCATCGGCGGCTCTCCGGTATCCGGCACTCTCGCCCCGCTTCTGGCGGAGGCGCGTGAGATGGCCGAATATCGCCGTGCGATTGCCAAGAACGGCGGCCAGATTCCGGCATACATCGCTCGGCCGAAGGAGATGCCGTGGCCGTCGCAGGAGGCTCAGGACGAATTCGTGCAGGGAATGCGCAACTACAAAGCCGGCGGCAATCTCGCCGGCGGATGGCCACTGCTCAACGACGGCATGGAAATCAAAACCGTGGACGCCTTCAAGCCGATTGATATGCAGGACATCGACGCGAGAGACAAGATTCGCATCGACGTGGCCAACGCATTCCATATCGCGCCGGAGAATCTTGGCTTTCGCAGTGGCACGAATTCCAACATCGGAGCCTTCAAGGAGCAGATGTGGAACGTGGAGCTCATGCCGTACATCGTGGCTTTCGAACAGTCGCTCAATCTGCTTCTGCCTGACGCGCTCGGACAGCCGGACGCCTACATCGAAGCGAACGTTGACGCGAAGCTGCGCGGCACGTTCTCCGAACAGTATCAGGCGCTCAGCACGGCCACGGGGCGTAGTTTCATGACCACGAACGAGGCACGGCGCATCCTCAACTATCCGAAGCTTGATGGTGGCGACGAATTGGTGACGCCACTGAACGTGGCAACCGGCGGACAGCCCAGCCCGCAGGACGGCGGCAGGACGCAGAACGCGCAACAGAACAATCCAGTGAACGGAGAAGGACAGTGAATCTCAAACAGCTCAGATTCAACGTGAAATCCTTGGATGATTCCGCAGGCGAAGGCGTTTTCAGCGGCTACGCCAGCACTTTCGGCAACAAGGATCTGCAGGGTGACGTGATCGCCAAGGGCGCTTTCGCGGAGACCTTGGCGAAGGATTACGACGGCGGAGCCGGCATCCCGATCCATTGGAACCATCAGGACGGCAAGCCGACCGACATCATCGGACGCACCTTGAGCGCCGTGGAGGACGAGAAGGGCCTGCTCATCTCGGCCCAGCTCGACATCGAGGATAATCCGACCGCACAGCAGGCTTACGACCTGCTCAAGGATGGCAGGGTTCATCAGATGAGCATCGGCTTCGTGCCGACGAAGACCGCTTGGATCACGGAAAAGGGCGATGGCCCGTGGGGTGGCCATTCCGAATTCCAGCAGATCAAGCTTTTCGAGATCAGCGTGGTGCCGGTGGCCGCGAACCAGCAGGCCGAGATTCTGGCCGTGAAGTCAGGTCGCGCCATCAGCTCCGCCAATGAGGAGAAGCTTCGTGCTGCATTTGCGTCGCTGAGCGAGGTGTTGGAAGGCATTGATTCCGACAATTCCAGCGCTTCCGACGAAAATAAGCCGGATGATTCCAAGACCGGCGAGAAACAGGACGATAAGAAGCTTGCCCCTGATAAGGGTAGGGACGCGGAGGCCGAGAAGGCCGAGCGTCTGAATGTAATCAAATCCGCCCGTGAACTGGTCACTGGCGGCAAGGACAACAAGGAGACCAAATGAGTTTCAATGATCGTCTCGCCAAGACCAAGGCCGCCATCGAAGCGGTGCTTGCCAAGGGCGAGGATAATCTCGACGCTTCCGACATCGAGAAGCTGAAGGGTCTGAACGCCGAGGCGCACGAATTGCAGGATTCCATCGAAACGGTGGATGCGGTGCATAAGCGTTTCGCGGGATTGACCGACAATCTGGCGGACACCCAGAAGAGCGGAGCCGCATCCGGCGAATCTCTTGGCGATTTCGTCGTGAAGAACATCGGCGAACAGCTGGCGAAGATAAAGGGAGTGTCGGGAGCGTCAATCGCAGCACCGGAATGGGCTCCGCGCCGCAAGGCCAACACTGACACGCAGGTTACCGGCGGACCGTCCGGCGTGTACGGCTCCCTGCTGACCTACGTGGACCCGAATTTCGTCCAGGCTTACCGTCGTCCGACCATCACCAATCTATTCGGTGTCGGCGCGATGAGCGGACAGGCCATCATCTACTACGTGGAAGGCGAAAAGGAAGGCGATTTCAAAACCGTCGGCGAAGGCGAGAAATTCAGCCAGATCCATTACGCGGACGCGACAGAACACACCGACGCTTTGTCCACCATCGCTGGATTCATCAAGGAATCCAACGACATGATCACCGACCTCGAATTCCTGAAGTCCGACATCGATGGACGCCTGCTCTACGATCTGAGCATCGTCGAGGAGAAGCAGTTGCTCAACGGCGATGGCGCCGGCAAGAACATCACGGGCCTGCTTAATCGTGAAGGCATTCAGACCTACACGGCTACCGACGCCGGCAATGACGTTGCCGTCCTGCACGCGCAGTCGATGATCTCCACCACGACCGGCATGATGCCGGATGCCCTTGTCATCAATCCGACAGACTATGAGGCCATTCGATTGAAGAAGGACAATGATGGCAATTTCATCGGCGGTGGACCGTTCTATGGCGTGAATGGTGGCGCGCTGACCATCACTCCGCGCCTCTGGGGTCTGGACACCGTGGTGACTCCCGCTGTCGACGCCGGCACAGCCATCGTCGGCTCCTTTAAGGGCGCTGCCACCTTCTATCGCAAGGGCGGCGTGACAGTTGAGGCCACCAATTCCAATGACACCGACTTCATTTCCGATCTGGTGACCATTCGCGCCAAGGAGCGTGTGGCTTTGGCCGTGCGCAAGCCGAAGGCTTTCGTCAAGCTGACCCTTAAGTAAGGAGACGTGATATGGCTCGACAGTTTCGAGTGATTCCAGCCTCGGCGGCGAAGCTTGACCCGAATGCCAACGTGGCCGATGTGGTCTTCGTCGGTTCCAACGGCAAGCCGACCGATATTGGCAGCGCTGCAGTGAAGCCTGCAACGCATGTGGCTTTGGCCGCCGGCGCCACACCAACCAAGAGCGAATTCGACGCCCTGGTCAATTCTCTGATTGCGGCTGGCCTGATGGCTGCAGAGTAAGCGTGGAGGTCGGCATGAGTGATGTGAATGTGATTCCCGACATGATTGCCGACCCTTCGGCCTTCGAGGATGACACCGAGTTCCGGCTTAAGGCCGCGCAGGCGGCCATCCGCCGCGAATGTGGCTGGCATGTCATGCCGAACGCGGCATTGACGGGGACGCTGAACACTCGCGGCGGCACGGTTATTCGACTGCCCGCCCGTCATGTGACGAGCATCGAATCCTTGACCGACCGCGACGGCAACAAGCTGGCTTACGCCTATGACCCTGAGACGGGTCTTGTGGAGTCGCTTTCCGGTGGCTTCCCGGTCGGCATCGCGGCCATCCATTATTCGATCCATGCCGGATACGACGATGCGCCGGACGTGCAGCAGGTGCTCATCAGTGCCGCGAAGCGAGCTGGCATGAGCCCGGTCGGGCTCGTCACCTCGCAGTCCACGAACGGTTCCAGCGCGAGTTTCGACGTGGTGTCGCTCATGCAGGAGGAGAAGGACAGGCTCAAACCCTACCGGCTTGGAGGGTTGCCGTGAGCCTGCTTGACGATCTGAACTCCGCTGTCGGCGTTTTCTCCATGGCTGGGGCCACTCGCTTCATCCGATTGCGTGCCAAACGCAAGGCCAATCCGTACAATCCGGCGCAGCACGAGCCGGACTGGAGCGTGCCTCCGGACGAGCTCGCCATCATGGGCGCCCTCGCCTCCAGCTCCAGCATGCGCACACCGGGCACGCTCGACACTCAGACCGCATCCACGGCATACCTCACCATCCCAGACCCGGGCGCCGACGTGAAAATCGGCGACCGGATCCGCGCCGACCCCGACGACGGGCGCTTGTGGGAAGTCGACGGATTCCCCTCGAAGGATGCGAACGCGTTCACGGGGTGGCGTCCGACCTTGGAATGCCGTCTGACGGAAAGAAAGGGCTGAACAAATGGCGAAAAGCAGGATATCGGTCGACTTCAACCCGAAATTCTTCGACGCGATCCTCAACAGCGCGGGAGTCAAGGCGCTCACTACGCTGGCCGCAAACAGGGCACTCGCCTACGCGAAGGCGTCCGCTCCGGTTGAAACCGGCGCGTACCGCGACGGACTTGGTATAGAGGAGGTCAAAAGGGAGCACCGAACGACCGTCATGGTCGTCGGCCACGATCCGAAGACCCTGATCGTGGAGGCGCAGACCGGCAATCTGGCCAAGGCGCTGAAGAAGGCGAGGGTCTGATGGCAAGCGTTATCCCACCAGACCTTGAGCTGTTCCTCACCGGCTGGCTTCGCTCCAATATCACGGACGTCGCAGGCCTGCAGGTCGGAAACCGTATCCCGGACGATTACGACGGCTCCTATCCGCTCGTGGTCGTGCGTGATGACGGCGGCACGCAATCCGCCGACCGTGTGACGTTCGACAGGTCGATAGGCGTCAACGTGCTCGGATGGACGCGCAACGACACGAAACCATGCCGCGATCTGGCGGCCCGCGTGTACGGCGTGCTGACCGGCGAGCCCGGCATCCTCATCGGATTCGCCGAAGGCAGCCGCATCTGCGCCGTCGTGTCTGACGGATGCAACGGCCCGTACCCGGTCGGCGAGGACGCGGCATGGTGCCGCTACTACATGACCGTCGAATATTCGACGGCCGGAATCAGACAACCATAGAAAGGAAACGCCATGGCCAAAGACAGTCAGGGCATGGATCTGGGACAGGTGGAGGCGCTCGTCACCGCAGCCATCATGATCGTCCCGTACTCCACCGAAAACAGGATCACGCCGGAAATGATCGCACCCAGCAAGGCGACGACGGAACTTCCGGCCGCATACAATCGGTCGACCGCATGCATCGGACTCGTCAAGTCCGACGGCGGCAATCAGGATTCGCGCGACGGCGACGACCCGCTGGAGTTTTTGCAGGACGGGTACAAGAAGCTGCCGTTGGCGACCAGCCTCACGCAGACTTTCAGCCCGGCTGAAAACAATGCGCTGACCCGCAAGATCACCATCGGCAAGCCGGACTCCAATGGCGTCTACCACGTGGCCGACATCATCCAGGATGCGAAATGGATGGTGTACGAGGAGGAGACGTTCGACACCGGGCGTGTCCACCGTCGTGCCGGCGTCGTGCAGGTCACCGGCAACGAGCCGGACCAGCAGGAGCGTGGCTCGGTCACAGGCCGCGAGCTCACCGTCGAATGGATGAAGGACCCGCTGTATGTGGATGCGGAGCATCCGAACACCCGCTGGATCGAAAGCTGGTACGACCCAAAAGCGTGACGGCGGTGGCCGTGACTTCGGCTGACGGCAATACGAGGCCGTCGGTCGTCCAAGGCGCGAAGCTCGCGCTCAAGGCCGTCGCCACCCATGTGGACGAGACCACCGTGGACGTGACCGGACAGGCCACGTTCAAATCCAAGGACGCGGGCGTGGCGACCGTCGATGGCGGCACGCTCACCGCCGTCAAGGCCGGAAGCGCGAGGATCAACGCCACCTATGGCGGCGTGACCTCACCCGATCTGACGGTCACCGTCACCGCACGCGCCGCCTGACCGGCGGACGAAAATCTTCCCGGACCGCCCATCTCGCCTGTCTGCGCGGTCCGGGAACCCTTTTTACCGCAGGCAGGCGAAAAGCAGATAGGACAAGACAATGACCTCCACTTCCACCGACTTCAAGCCGACCGTCGAGGATTTCGACCAGTGGACGGAAAAAAACGACGAGGAGGCGTTCGCCTCCATCGCGCAAAACTACAAGGTGCGCCACATCATCAAAGGCGATGTGTATTGGGCGCTCGTGCCCGGCGGACGCACGTACAAGCTCCCATTGTCGATGAGCATCGACGATTTCACCCGATTGTCGAACACGTCCGATGACACGGAAAGCGTGGAACAGCTCAAACGCATTCTGAGCGCCTTCGCAGGCGACAAACAGGCGAAAGCGCTGAACGGCGAACCGGTGCAGGTCGTGTTCAACCTCCTGTCCGACTATGGCGACGCGGTGGTGCGCGCGCAGGGCACCTCACTGGGAAAATCCAATGGTTCGCCCGCCAGCTCGCCGACCACGGGAGCGTGATCCGAGCCGATTTCACGACGCATGGGTGGAGTCTGCAGGCCGATCTTGGCGGCAGGCTCCGCTACGGCGACGCGATAGCGCTCCTCGAACAGATTATCGGCGATCCGTCGACCTACACGGGCGCGGAAATCAACGGCTTGGATTATCCGGCCCGGTGGGGTGAGATACCGGTCGTCTACGCGCTTGGCAGCGACGAGTATCCTAAACCTTTCGATTCTCTTGCGAAACGATTGCGGGCTGACAGGGAGAAGGCCGAACGTGAGCGGCTGCGCGAACAGACCAAGGGCATGAGCCCGGTATTCCAGACGCTCTACGAGGACTGATTTTTTGGACAAAACTGAATAGTGGAGGTGCCGCATGGCGTTCGGCAGCGAACTCGGTTCCGCGCACATCAGCGTTTTCCCGTCGATGAGGGGTTTCCGCAGCGCGGTCAACAAGGAGGTCGGCGCGAGCGGCAAGGCCGCGTCGAAGACCTTCGATTCGAACATGAACGGCGGCAAAAGCGGTGGACTGTTCGGACGCGCGTTCAAAAACGGTTTCAAGCAGTCGGCGAACGATTTCAGCGCGGACGTGTTGAAATCCTATGAGCGTGACGTGGCGAAATCCACGGCCGCATACCGTCAGGCCATGCTCCAGCAGAAGGCGGCGGCGAATCAGGTGCGTGCCGCCGAGGAAAGCGTCGCCAATGCCGTCGCCAAGCATGGTGAGGGCAGCACGCAGGCCGAGGCCGCGACCATCAGGCTCGAACAGGCCCGGCTGAAGCTGTCCACCATGACCGACCGCGCCACGCAGGCCGAGAACCGGTTGAAGGACGCGCAGAAGGCGCTCAAGGACGCGCAGGACAATCTCGCCGCCAGCAGCGAGAAGACAGCCGGTTCGCTCGGAGCGGCGTTCAAGAATCTTGGCGCGACCATCGTCCAGCCGGTCTCCGGCGCGTTCGGACGGGTCAAAAACGCGGCAACGTCGGCGTTCTCCGGCATCGCCACGAAAGCCCGCGACGGCATGAGCGCTGCCGGTGCTGCCATGCAATCCACCGCGTCACGTCTTACCGCGCCATTGTCTGCGAAGTTCTCCGCGATGAGCTCGGCCATCGCGGCAAGGATACCAGCACCTTTCAAAAACGTCAGCAATGCCATCGGCGGCTATCTCGGCAACGTCGGCGGCGCGGTCGGCGGCGTACTGTCGCAGATTCCCCGAGCAGCCGGCAGTGCCGCGTCGGCGATAGGCTCCAAGCTCAAAAGCGGCGCAGACACCGCATGGAATGCGATCAGCTCCATGTCAGGCAAGGCCGTCGGCGCGTTGAAGGGCGTCGCCACAGTCGGATTGGCTGGCGTTGGCACCGCCGTCGCGGCTTTGGCTGGCGTCGGCAAGAGCGCTCTCGACGCATACGCGACCTACGAGCAGGCCGTCGGAGGCGTGGACACGCTGTTCAAGGACGCTTCGGGCACTGTGCAGAAATACGCGGCGGAAGCGTACCGGACGGCCGGAGTGAGCGCCAACGAGTACATGACGCAGGTCACGAGCTTTTCCGCCTCGCTGATCAGCTCGCTCGGCGGCGACACCGCGAAGGCCGCGGAACTCGGCAACACCGCCATGATCGACATGTCGGACAACGCCAACAAGATGGGCACCGACATCGAGGCCATCCAACAGACCTACCAGAGTCTGGCGCGCGGCAACTACGCCATGCTCGACAACCTGAAGCTCGGATACGGCGGAACGAAATCCGAGATGGAGCGTCTGATCCAGGACGCGAACAAGGTCAAGCAGGCGAACGGGGAGATGGGCGACCTGTCCATCGACAAGTTCTCCGACGTGGTGCAGGCCATCCACATCATGCAGCAGCAGATGGGCATCACCGGCACCACCGCCAAGGAGGCCGCGACAACCATCGAGGGTTCCGTTGGCATGATGAAGGCCGCATGGCAGAACTGGCTGGCGGAACTCGGCAAGGACAATGCCGACATCAACGGATTGACCAAGCAGCTGGTCGATTCGGTCGGCACGGTCATCCAGAACGTGGGTCCGCGCATCGCGCAGATCATCACCGGCATCACCGCCGCACTTCCGCAACTGTTCTCCTCATTGGGCGGCACCCTGCCGGCGTTGGTCATGCAGATCCTGCCGCCCGTGCTCGGAGCGTTGGGACAACTCGGCACGATGCTGCTGACCAGCGCGACCACATGGATTACGACGAGCCTGCCCCAACTGCTCGCCCAGTTCCAATCGTGGGTCACGTCGAGCCTGCCGTCGTTCCTGCAAACCGGATTGACGATGATAACGAACCTGTTGCAGGGCATCGTGCAGGCATTGCCTCAGATCGCTTCCACGGCTGTGACGGTGCTGACGACGCTGCTGGATGGATTGTCGGCCCAATTGCCGCAGCTCATCCCCATCGGCGTCAACGCCGTCCTCAACCTCGTGCAAGGCATCCTCAACAACCTGCCGCAGATCATCGACAGCGGACTGAAACTCATCCTCGGACTGGCGCAGGGCCTCATCAACGCCCTGCCGGACTTGGTAGGCAAGGTCCCGATCCTTATCGGCCAGCTGGTCGGTGGCATCATCAATCGTCTCCCGCAGATCCTGCAGGCTGGCGTGCAGCTGCTCGGCGCACTGGCCAACGGATTCATCTCGTCGGTTCCGAGGCTTATCGGCTCAATTCCAGGCATGGTCGGCCAGATCATGCACGGGTTCACATCTGTTAACTGGGGTAGCGTCGGCCTGAATATCATCACCGGCATCGCGACCGGCATCGCAGGCGCGGCAGGCAGGCTCGTGACTGCCGCTGTCAACGCGGCCACGAACGCATTGAACTGGGTGAAACGCAAGCTTGGCATCCATTCACCGTCGCGAGTGTTCCGCGATCAGGTCGGCGAGATGATAGGCGAGGGCATGGCGGTCGGCATCGACGAGAGCGCTTCGAAGGTGAGGAAGGCTGCCGGACGATTGACTGGCATTCTGCCGTCGCAGGACGCCTCGTATTCCGTCGGTGTCGCCAACGCCTCGCGTGGCGTTAACGCTGCAGCCTACGGCAATGGTGGGAGCGTGACGAACATCACGCAGACGTTCAATTATCCGGCGATCGCGCCGACGAGCATTTCCACGCAGCAGAAGTTGCAGACAGCGGCCATGCCGCAATGGTGATTGGGAGGTTTCGCGCATGAAGGTCAGCTATTCGCTCAACGGCCAGTCGCTCGACTCCGAGCGGATGCGCGTCATCGTCGGCACTACGCATTACACGTCGCTGTCGCCGATCGTTGACACGGTGCAGGTGAGCGGACGCAGCGGCGTCATCGTAGGCTCCTCGATTCCGGTGCTGGACGCGCCGGAGCTGACAATCAAGGTCGCGGCGTGGGGCGCGGATTCCGATGCGCTGATCTCGCGTTTCCGTGCCCGTTGCCTGCATGCCGCGAAGCTCACGATAGGTAAGACGGAGACCTTGGATGACGGCAGTTCGCGCAGCATGATCACGAGAGCGGTGTGCACGAGCTGCGAGCCGGACGATGACGAACGCCCGTTCCGTGACCTGCGCGTCATGACCGCCGTGTTCCAACTGCCGGACGTGTATTGGCGTGGCGAGTTGTGGCAGGAGAAGGTCCTTCCCGCGACTGGTGGTCTTCTGCTGGCCGGCGGCGTCAAGCCCAGCACCCAGAAGTATTGGACGAGGTGGAAAGGCGAGAAGAACAATTCGCCGTCCATGCTCGCGGACTTCTACACCTACTGGCAGGGAACGCCGAACAACAGTCCGAGCATCTTGGTGCCGCTCTCCGAGGGAATTCCCGAGGGCTGGCTTTCCGACGCGCCGATCACCACGCTGGTGCTCCGTTTCGGCGCGGTCACTGGTGTGACCATTTCGGATCCGGTGAGTGGCACGAATCTCATGTGGGGCGGCCAGCGTGACGCCTCACGACCTTACCTCTTCGTCGATGTGGCCAACCGCAAGGCGTGGACGGCGGCCAATGCCGACGCATGGTCCGGTGGTACGGATGCGTCGAATGGCGTCGACTGGACCACCGAACCGTTGCAGGTGTGGCCCGCGATCGATTCCGGCGACTATCGGCTCGATATCAGACAGACCGGCGGCGCCGACAAGGTGACATGCCGGTTTTTGCAATCATGGGAGTAGTTAATCATGGGCAAGTCTTTGCATGCTCGTCTGGTGGCATACAGGCCGTTCGGCGCGCGTATCGGCGTATTGGCGGAGCCGGTGAGCTTCAGCGCGTCGATGCTCCACGATGATGATGGTGCGATCAGCATCGAATATTCGATGTTGTCCGGTGACGCCCAGGCGTTCGACAGAGAGCTTACCGATGGTCTTGAGGTGGCCGTGGAGGTGTCGGACGGCAACGGTTATCGTGAGCCGGATAATGCACGCTATGTCATCACTGGGCGCAGCGGCAAGACGGACGACCGTACCAAGACCGTCACCTATTCCGGCCAGTCGATCAGCTGGCTGCTGTCAAAGGCGGAGAACAACGATTCCAGCCATCTGCTCGCGGACGGCGACAACAAGGGCAAGAGGCCCTTCTATTCGTCGAATCCGGGTGTGATCCTCAAGACGCTGTTGGACGAGAACAAGGCGCGTGGCGGCGTGGCCACCGGCCTGTCGCTTGGCTTCGATACGGCGAGGGACGCGGGCGGCGCGGCGTGGGCGAGGAAGTACACGCTTTACTATTCCTTGGGCACCGACCTGCAGGCCATTCTCAGCTCGCTGGTCAACGGCGGCGGCTGCGACTGGCGCACCAGCGGGCGCACGTTGAAAATGTGGAACGCCGACAGCACGGCATTGAGCCGTGACCTGAGCGAGAGCGTCGTGCTCCAGCTTGCTCGCGATATCAGCGAGGCACCATACGAGGAAAGCATCAGCGATCTCGCGTCCACCATCCTCGTCGAGGGTGACAATAATCTGCTTTTCCGCATGGATAATCCGGCTGCTCCGACCCCGTGGGGCAAGTGGGAATCCTATAGCTCGCAGGGCGGCGTGTCCGACAAGGACACCGCTCAAGCCTTTATGCAGAGCACTTTGGCTGATGCTGCGAGGGTACGTGGCCAGTACACGCGCGATTTGGTGACTTCCGGCGTGGATGATCTACCGCTCGTCGACTATCATGCCGGCGACTGGATCACCGCACCCACCGTGTCGCATGGCGAGAAGGTGCGCGTGCAGGAAATCGACCTGAGCATGCGCCAGAATGAGGGCTTATCCTGCTCAATCGCTTTGAATGACATCAAGTATGACGCTTCCGTGCGTCAGGCGAAGAAGATCAAGGGCATCACCGGTGGCGCAACGTTGGCCGGCAGCGAGGGCGGCCGCCCGGCTCCGGAGAAGGATCATCGCACGCCGAAGGCCGTGACCGGTCTGGTCGTGGCGACCGACGCGTATATCTCCTCCCGTGGTACGGCTTTGGGTCTGGCGACCTTGCAGTGGGCTGCGGTTTCGCAGGCCACGGATGACACGGCCATCGACATTTCGGGCTACCGCGTGGAGTATCGCAAGAACCTTGCCGGTGCCCCGTGGGTCAGTGGTGGCGTGACTGACGCGCAGCGGCTCACGTTGGGCATCGGCGGGCTCGAATGCGGGCAACGCTATGAGTTCCGGGTCAGGGCCGTGCCAACGTATTCAGACAAATTGGGCGACTGGTCGAACGTGGTCGTGGCTTTGGTGGCGTCGGACGTGACGCCGCCGAGCATCCCGTCCAAGCCTATCCTCACCAGCAAGCTCGGTGTGGTTGACGTGCAGTGGGACGGCAGGAACAATGCCGGCGGCGGCATGGAGCTGGACTTCGACCACGTGGAGGTCGGCATTTCCGATTCGAACGGGAATTGGAAATACCGGGATAGCGTGGCGCGTGACGGCTACTGCCATGTGACCGGGCTTGAACTGAACAGCACATGGTGGTTCGCGCTCAGGAGCGTCGATCATTCCGGCAACAAGTCGGCGTGGAGCGCGGGTGCCAGCGTCAAGGTCGCCCCGGTGCTCACGCAGGAGGATCTGAACAAGAGCGCCGAACAGATTCTGGCGGCGGCGAAGAACGACGCGGCCCAGCAGGTCGCCGTGGTCGACAAAAAACTCACCGAGACCGGCGCGCGGATCGAGGCGAACAAGGAGGCGCAGGACAAGGCCGACGCGGCGATAAGGGCCGACGTGTCGAAGAACGCGCAGGCCATCACCGACAACAAGAACGCGCAGGCCTCAGTGGACAAGGCGCAGGACGCCGCCACCAAGAAGGTGTCGGACGACCTCGCGGCGGCGAACAAGACGATCAACGCGAACAAGGCCGCCACCGACAAGGCGCTGGCCGAGGCCGAGAAGAAGGCCCAGGACGCCTACGACAACGCGGTCAACGCGCAGAAGACCGCCGACGGCATGCACTCCATCTTCAAGGGGCCCGACGACCCGCGCAACGACAAGTCGAACACGGTGAGGGCCGGCGACTTCTGGTTCGTAACCCAGAAATACTGGACCCGTTGGCTCGGCGAGGCGAACAACAGCACCTCACTGCTGGCGGACTTCTACACGTATTGGGAGGGCGCGGCGAACGACAGTGCGAGCGTGCTCGTGCCGTTGAGCTCGCGCGTCACCGCCGTGAGACAGTTCGACGGCACGCAGTGGAACGAGTTCAACCTCGTCGCCAGCAACATCATCGCCACCGGCTCGATCACCGCGCAGCTTGTGGACGCGGAGTTCTTCCACGGCCGCACCATCGTCGGCGGCACGTACCGCACCGAGGGCGGCAACGTGACCATCACCGACTCGGGCATCATATTCAGCTACCGCAACCGGCACCTGCTGAGCTTCGCCAGCGATTCGAGCGGCAAATGGCAGCTGACCATGGACGCGCCGATCGTGTCGGACGCGAGCATGAGCGCGCCGACCATCACGGGCGGCACGATCACCAGCGCCGTCTACAGGACCACGAACGGCAGGCTGACCATCAACGACGCGGGAATCGTTCTGAAGAACGCCTCCGGCACCAGCACGCTGGCGGCGGACTCGGCCACCGGCAGCGTGACCCTCGTCGGCACCGTGAAGGCCAGCCAGGTCACCGGTTCGACGATCACGACCACGAACGGGCGCATGCTGTGGAACGATGCCGGCCTCGTGCTGAAGGACGCCAACGGGAGCATAACCCTGTACGCGAGTTCGATGGACGGCAGCGTGACCATGAAGGGCTCGCTGACCAGCGGCAGCACGCTCTCCGGCGTGACCGTCACCGGCTCGATCATACAGACCACGGGCGCCGCGAACAGGGGCGTCAAGCTCACCAGCGGCGGACTCGTCGGCTACGATTCCTCGGGCAACGCGAAATTCGCGCTGGACACCAACGGCAACCTGAAGATGGACGGCGGCATACTCGCCAACGGCACCCTGACCGCGCCCACCGTCAACGCGGGAGTCATGACCAGCACCGTCATCAACGCGCCGGTCGTCCAGTCCAGCACCGCCGACAACACGGGTTGGAAGCTGCGGGGCAACGCGCTGGACATGTGGGACTCGAAGCGGAACCATACCGTGCATCTGGACGGCGAGGGCGCGAACAACCTGCTGACCGGCACGTTCCAGACCGGCCTGTCGGGCAACAGGGTGATGATAAGCCCCTCGTTCCAACAGTCCGAGGTCACGGGCTCGGATAAGCTGGAGGGCGCGGGCATCCAGTTCTACCACGGGACCAATGCATACATGCACCCGTACATCGCGGTCGAGTCCACCACGCAGCAGGAAGGCGAAGTCAGCGCGCTCACGTTCAACGGCGGGCGTCGCGTGCGGAACGACCCCGGCGCGTTCGCCAGAATCGGCGAACGCAAGGGCTCCGACAACACCACCAAGGGCGGCACCGTGTTCCTCGCCGCATATCAGGACTATGACTCGCCCGATACCGGCAAAAAGCGCGCCTACCTAACTCTGTGGTCTCCCAAGACCGGGGACACGACCGCCACGCTCGCCGCGCAGGACCCCAATGGCCGAGTCGGCATCCAAGCCGACATCGACAGCGGATACCTGTACATGGGAGGTTTCTTGGGAAGTTATGCGTCCAGAGGCACATTTCAGTCGATGTACTGGGATGGGACCCACCACATCAGCCCATGGATGGTATTTCGGTTCAAGGGCTCGTGGACGCCGCCGAGATACGGCAGCTACAAGATCGTCGGCGGCGTCAACAACGCCACCGGCGACGCTCTGTGCACCAGCGCCCCCTGCAACGAGAGCAGCAGTGGGGCCGAGATCATGGTCCAGTCGATGCCCGCGAACGTCGGCGGCTACAGCATGTTCCCCGGCGGCGGCACCAACATCTGGTGCACGATGTTCGGATACCTGAGGAAATAGTGGAGGAACCATGCGAATCATCGGAGACCGGCTCTTCATCGACCTGCCGGGAAGCGGCGAACCATCGCCGGACGGGCGCATCGACGGCGGCACGGCATGGGGAACCCATTTGACGGACATCGCCGCCACGGGCCTGCTGCTCGGCACCACGTCCGACATGGAGACCGTGGCCATGATGCTCGATGTCTCGAAACGCGTCGCCGACCCCGGCGTCATCGACGCGGAGTCAGGTCGCAACGCGTGGACGAGCGCCTACGAGCAGTTGGAGCATGACGTGCTCGTCGACCTGAATCAGGTGCGCGCCGCATCACTGCACCGCGCGTTCAAGGCGAACGGGGCGCTGGCCGCCGACGGGCGTGCGGAGACCCGCCGGCTGTTGGGCTTGGATGCCACGACCATAGTGGACTCGTACGAGGCGGACGCGGCTCTCGCCGCCGCGCGGGCGTTGGACGAACCGAACGCCGGCGAGCCGGTGGAGCCGTCGATACGGTTGCCCGCCGGCGTGGACGCCACGAGCCTCGCCACCCTGCTCTCAGAGCATGCGACGGAAATCGCCCAGGCGAGAACCAGATTTCTGAACGACGTCACACAGACCATCACCGATAGGAGATAACCAATGACAGACAACACAACCGAAAACCCCGTGCAGGCGGACATCAACGACGTGCTCGACAACATGACCACGCAGCTCGCCAGCCAGGCGCGCCAGCTGGCCATCAGCCAGGCGCAGGCCATGAGCCTGCAACGCGACGTCGCCACCCTGCAACGCAGGCTCGCCGAGCTTGAGGCCAAGCAGGCCGAAAACAAGTAATCAGCCAAACCATTTTCCCGAAAGCCACCCCACGGGGTGGCTTTTCTCATACCCGAAAACAGAAAGGAGCCGGAATGACGTATCTGCGCAACCTCACGTATCCGAGAATGATGCTCGGCACCCCCACCAACAGCACGGTCTCCATGATCCCCGACAACCAGAAGGGCGTCACCGTGACCGCCATGGAAGGCCTTGGCCGTGTACGAGGGCGACGAATGGCCGACCGTCCAACAACTCCTCCCCCGGTTCCCCGTGGTTCGACGGAGGCTCGATGCCCCTGCAGTGATCGGCGGTGAGCGCCGATGATGCGACATAACTGGTTCCCGAACCCCATGCTCGGCGATCCGAAACCCACGAGGAGTCTCGACTGCAGCGTCAACCAGTGGGGTTCTCCGGACAGTCCGGGCATCATCCTGCGGCATTCGTCCGACCTCATCGGCGGCTACGCCGAATGGGTGGTCTCCGGCCTGCCGGCGGGCGTGAGGTGCGCGTTCGTCGCGTCCTGCGGCGCCGCCGAGGCCACGGACACGTTCCGAGGCCCCCTCATGGAGGTCCAGGACTCCCACTCCGCCACATTGGGCCATTCCGAGAGCTGGGCCGACAATAAACGCATTCGAATCGTTTTCACCGTGCCCTCCGACGGTGTCGTGCGCCTCATCTTCCGAGGCCGGATCGGCAAGGACACCGCGTTCTATCAAATCATCTGCACCGAGGCCGGCAGCGACGAATCGTTCTTCACCGGCTCGACCATGCCCCTGAACATCAACTGACGAAAGGAAAGAAGGCCATGACTTGATGACCGGAACGATACCCGTATGGGCAACGATCCTGGTCTCCGTGATCACCACGTGCGGCGGCACGGTCGCCGGATGGGTACTGCGCCGCATCGACCAGGCGGGCAAACCGGACCCGGCCCTGTCGAAAAGGCTCGATCAGGTGGACGCGAGCCTGACCCAGCTCGACCAGCGTCTCGACCCACTGCAGGATGGGGTGAAAACCATGCTCCTGTGCAAATTGGAGCAGATGCAGCGTGAGATGGTCGACGCTGGCGGTATCGCCGACAACGACCTCAAAACCCGCGCCGAAGGCGTCTACGCCACCTACCACGCGCTTGGTGGCAACGGGCACGGCACCCAAGTCAATCAGGACATACAGGACGCGCCGATAGCCCCGAGAAAACCACAGGCTTAGCCCCCGCCGACCCCGACGGGGGCTATTTCATGCCCACCCAACACACAGGAAGGAAAACGAATTTGGGCAAGTTCAAAAACAAAAGCAAGCCGAAACCATGGTATAAGCGGCTGCTCGCCAAAGTCACGGCGCTCGTCGCCGCCATGTGCATGCTGACGCTCCCTGCGACCGCGCACGCGGACATGCAGGGCATCGACGTGTCCAACTGGCAGTGCGGCATCGACATCGCCAACACGCAGGCCGACTTCGTTGTCGTCGGCACCACATGGGGCACCGGGCAAGTCAACAACAACTGCCTCGTGTCCGGCGTCAACACGGACGCCAACCGCATGATCGCCCAAGCGCAGGCATCCGGCAAGAAATTCGGCCTCTACCATTACGCCATGGGAGGCAATCCGGAGGCCGAAGCCCAGTTCTTCTACACGAATACGTCGAACTATTGGCGTCACGGCATCGTGGCGCTCGACTGGGAGATGGACGACAACCCCGCATGGGGCGATTGGGACTGGGTACGCCGCTTCATGAGTGAGTGCGAACGGCTTTCGGGCGGTGTGCGCCCATTGCTGTATACCGGCCCGGTCGCCGGCACCATCCCGCAGGACATCCGCGACCGATACGGTTTGTGGATCGCCCAATACGCGAACATGAGCCCGACCGGCTATCAGGCCAATCCGTGGATGCTGGGCGCGTACGGCGAGGCCATGCGACAGTACAGCGGCACCGGTGTCGTCAACACGTGGAGTCCCATCGACCTCAACCTGTTCCGCGGCGACGCATGGCAGTGGGACCTGTACGCCAACCCCGCCGGCGGCTCCACGCCACCGGCCACACCGGCCGCGCCCGCACAGCCGAACACTCCCCCGGCCGACACCAACACGGGTGGCATCAGCCACGTCATGCAGTGGGGCGAGACCATCTGGGGACTCGCCGTAGCCTACAACGCATGGCCCCTGTCCGCATGGCACACGCCAAGCGGTGACATCAACCGCTACTACGTGGGCGACGTCGTCACCTACGGCGGCGGCTCTACTGCCACCCCCGCACCGTCCACCGGGGTCTCCAAGGTCCTCCAGTGGGGTGATACCGTGTGGGATTTCGCCACGTCCCACGGCTACAGCGTCAGCCGCTGCACCGTACCATCCGGCAACATCAACGTCTACTACGTGGGCGATGTGGTGACCTGCCGCTAATCCAAACCGATGCCGCCACCCGATTATGCGGGTGACGGCATCACCATTATTTTTACGATCGGAGCAAACATGACCGACAATCCAACCGATACACCGGCATCCACCGACATCGTGCCAGACTGGCTCATCCCCAGCCGCGTCTACGACATCCTCAAATGGCTCGGCCTCATCGTCCTGCCAGCACTCGCCGTGTTCGTCAACACGGTCGGCCCCGCATGGGGCTGGCCGCACGTGGACGCGATAGTGACCACGCTCAACGCGCTCGGCATCCTCGCCGGCGCGCTCATCGGCGTCAGCGCCATCAAACAACGCATCGACCTCGCCGCATGACCACCACACATAGTTCGGCCCCGTCCGGCATCGCAGACAGCTCGCACAGAGCTTGACTGCTGCCGGACGGGGCCGATTTCGCGTTGTGGCAGAGGGCTTCGCGGGCTCGATTTCTGCCCACATTTTGCCCACATTTTCCGTAAAAACAGGTTAAAAACCGTTAAAACCGGTTAAAACGAAAAAAGCCGCTCAGCCCTACTCCCGCAAGGCAAAGCGGCCATTTTCCAACCCGTTCTCAGCTCAGTGCGTCCTTCAACTTGC